GGCAGACTCTTGAATTTCTTTCTAGAGTCATCAATGAACTTAATCAGTTCATCTTCAGTGCCAGTCATCAAGATATCAAAAGCATCCTTAAGCATTTGACGACAGGGAGCAGGAGTCGAAGACTTGACAGACTCAATGCCCATCACCTTCAACTTGGGTTTCTCATAGCGGACACCTTCACTGTCCCATACGTTGAGAATGTATCGCTTCTTCGCGGTCCAGATACCACGATCAGCAATGTTCTCACGCTTCATGAACATCTTCTGGTCATAAGCGTTTACGTAGTCTGCTAGTTCCTTGTAGCACTTGTCAATGAAAGGCTCAATCTGAGTCTTACACGCTTTATCAAGAAAATCCACGACCTTAGTTTTGTCAGGTGTCCCATCCTCGCCAAAGACAGTTCGGACCAAATCACCGACATTAAGGTAAATGGAATCAGTATCAGACGCGATGACATAATCTTGGTCATCAGTTTTCAGCAACTTATTTAGATACTGGTTCATCTTGTTCTCAATCCAACGGATCGAGACTTGACCAGACATTGTGATCGCTTCGGCGTTCTCTAGTTTGTAATACCGGAAGTAATTATTGCCGATAGCACCATAAGCAGAATTAAGTTGAATCTTACGCGCCATCTGAATGTTGTTGCATCGCGCAATCTCTTTCTCCAGGTCTTTCGTCGGCGTCTTTTCATACTGCTGTTTGGCGGCGAGCATCTTCTTCTTGTAGATGGTGCGATCTTTGTAGATCTTTTCCATCAACTCTGGGAGGAAACCACGAGTATCTTTCCTGAACATTGCACCATTAGGACAGACGGCATAGTCCTTGTGCATCTCAAAATTTACTTCCTCATTAAGGATTCGGTCAACTGTAGCCGTTGGATGCCGTTCATCAAGGAGTGTTTCTGGCGAAATATTGTACTGCATGATGAGATGAGGGTAAAGACTATTAAGGTCAAAACTGACCACCCAATCATACTTTCCTGGAATCGGTTCCTTGACATAAGCACCTGCATACTTGTCGGTCTTGTCTGTGCGCTTCTTTGGAGGAATAACAATGTTCATCCCCTTCAGATAGTTATAAATGATCGAGTCCCACATGCGGACTTGATAGAAAACGTCTGTGAAGTTCACCTTGGCATCATACGCCATTGTCAAGGCCAATTCAATGAGTTTCATCTTGTCTTCCAGTCGGTCAACAAGTTCTACGTCAACGACGTTGTACTCAACGAACTTCTGCCAGTCGTTTGTATAGAAATCTTTGAAGGTGTCGAACTCAGAGTGATCAAGTTTCTTCTGCCCAAGTTCAACCTCAGCAATGTAATCCAGTCGATAGGACTCCTGTGCCTTGTATGTGAACCTCTTGTAGAGATCCAGATAGTCCAGTTGAGTCACACCTCCAATGTCCATGGAGATGTTCCTACGACCCTTGATATACACCTCATCCTCGGTCACCAAACCCCAGGGGGAGAGACGCTTCATCAACTTCTCACCAAGCACCCTACGAAGGCGGCCAGCGATGTATGGTATGTCGAACAGTTGGACATTCCAACCCGTGATTACTTCGGGTGTGTTCTCCATCCACCAATCAATAAAGCGAGTCAGCAGATCAAGTTCTGACTTACACTCAATGTAAGTGTGATTCTTCTGCTTGACCTGATAGGGTTTGACACCCCAGGTTTTGATTCGCTTTGTGGTGTAGTCCTGAAGAGTGATGGTAAGCAGTTCTTCCGTGCAGGATTGCACATCGGGAAATCCCTGCTCAGCAGTCGTCTCAATGTCAAGCGTCATCAACTTGATCTTTGAAATATCAAAGTCAATGTGCTCCTCAGGATACTTCTCTGAGATGTATTGATAGATATACCTTTCGTTTCCATAGATGTTGAATCCTTCAACACCATCATACTTCTTGTAGAACTCACGGCAGTCACGCACAAACCCAGGCTGAATGGGTTCGACATACTTGCCATCAAGTGTTTTGAATTTGGTCTTGCGCTTTGAGTCAACGAAGAGAGTTGGTCGAAACTCTTCTCGGGTCATAAAGTGCTCACCGTTGTCGTAACCACGTACAAGAAGTTGGTTGCCGACAAGTTGAACATTGGTATAAAAACGCATCAGTCAAAGAGTTTGTTGTATTTCGACAAGAGGGCGGAAGTGGGTTCTACCACAGTCAATATTTTATCAGATGAGATCATCATCTCATTCTGCATGGTCAGATTCAGTAACCAAGGTTCAAGAGAACCATCATCACAGATGACCACTGGTTCAACCAGTTTGCAATCTGGCTGACCAATGTCAGCACCTACCTCCTCAATCTGCGACAACAGTGTCTTCCCGTTCATCAGAACCAGAAGTTGCACATTTTTCCTTAATGACATTTACTTTTTCCTCATAAGATTCTTTGACCTGCTCAACAGGTTCTACCATAGTCACAATCCACGTTGGATCGATGGGAATGTTTTTGTCTTGAGACAAAGGCATCCATGGGAAGAATGACAAACCAACTTTGGCAGGTTCATCGGGTTCTTCTTGAGGAACCTCAGTGCGGTTAATCTTAACCACATATGGATAACTGGCAAGATAACCAACCACTTGGTCGTCTCCAGCAATCATTTCTTGAAAGTCAGCGATGACATCTTCACCTGACTTCAGCAATACGAGTTTGACAGACATTAGATACTTTTCCTCATAGACATTATAAAGGATCGCTCAACCGAAGTCAAGCGATCCGATGCATGGCACGCAGGTGAAATTATTTAGAGGTAATCTTTACGATGATGATGTTCAGGGACTACCTTGCCTAGCGTAATCACGAGAAGTCCATCCTCAAAGGCAACAGATCGAACTTCTGTTTCATCAGATAGAGTCCATGATCTACTGAACGACCGTTGAGCCACACCTTTGTGGACGTAGTTGGGTTGCTCATCCTTCTCCTCTTTCTTACCTTCAATAAAGATCTTTCCATCTTGTGTGTAGACATTCACTTCATCTTTTTTGAAACCAGCAAGAGCGAGTTCAAGTTGAGATTCGGTATCACTAATTTGAATCAGATTGTACGGAGGGTAATTCGACGATGATTCTTGCAACTTAAAGATGCGATCAAAATATTCATCCATACCGATTGTATTACGGGTAATCCGATCCATAAGCTGATCAAGATTAGCCGCGTTGTAGCGGGTGAGGTTTACCATGTGACTTCTCCTTTATAAAGCGAGAGTGTGTTGTGTGGATCCTTTCGGCATCCACTACTAATTATACACGAAGACAAAAAAAGACGGGTGGTGAAACCCGTCGTTTGGTAGCGTATTTTCCGTATGTAGCGTGTCGCGCACGAAAGAGCGACGATTTATTTATCAGTTGTAGTCTTCTTCTTCCCAATATTATACTTAGTCTCTAGTGTCCAATCATTTTTTTCTTTGAATGACAGAACCTTGATTTGATTCAAAGGAGCGATCTCTGTGATTGCCTCAGCGTTGACTACCTCAATAAGTCCCCAATCAGAAAGAAGCTGAGTAATACGATTCCTACGCTGAACATCATTAGGAGTAAGGTTAGCGTGTTTACCATCCAGTGCAAACAATTCCTTAAAGTGGACGATGAAGTATCGTCCCTGCTTATGTAGGATGTGACACGACTGATACAGTTTTTTCTCTTTACGAGATGCAACACCAATGCGAGTCAGTGTCTCTCTCACTTTTAAAAAGTCGTCGGGTTCATTCAACTGAACCTCGATCATTAAGTCTTGACTCCAGTTTACTTCTGGTTCTCTCACCGTACTCATTTTATGCCTCCAGTATCAAGTCGCTGTTTGATGTAGTTAAGTTGTTCTTTGGTCAGAATCCTCAAGGCTTGTGTTGCCTTTTCGTTGTTATAACCATAATATTGTTTGACAATATTTAGATCTTCAACTTTTCCCTTCTTTAACCAAGGGGAGAACCTTTTCCGTTTTCGTAAACTATTTAGATAAAACTGATACTGCATGTCTTTATCGAGATGATTGTGAATGTTCATCTCGTTAGCAAACATGATGCAATCAAGATGTCCAGAGAGACATCTGTTGACGATGTACGCAGGATAGGACTTGATGTTGTCCTCCTCCGCAATGTCCTCTTTGGTGAAGTTGATAGAGTTCAACCAATCCTTTAGTTCCAATGTCGAATCACTCCACTAATAATAAAAATGTTGGTAACCATGTAAGACACAAAAATAACGGTGCGTATGCAAGCAACGTAATTGTCATAAGGAGCTGTCTTATCGTCACTGAAACTCCCTAGTGAATACTTCCATATCCTCCATATCCTCAACGAATAATTTGGATGTCGTCGTCTTCTGTCCATAGTTCAACCTTGTCCCTGAACCTACCTTCATGCTTTAGTTTCTCGTATCTCTTAGATGCTTTCTTCTTCCACCAAGAAATAATGTTTTCTAGATAAAACTTGTCCCAGTTCTGACCACGCACAAGTTCTTCCTGCTCACCAAGAATCACCTCACGGACATTTGCATACCCATAGTCGGAGATATAGAAACGTTTCTGCTGAGTCAATCCAAAAGCAGTTTGGATAACATCATTGAACTCAGACAACTTCTCCGAACGATCATGTTCTTTCAAAGAGTTGCGGATAATAGAAATCATCTTGGTCTGACGCTTCATCTTCTTAGAAGATGCAGCATTTGATGTCAGTGGTGTATTGTCGTTCAGATAGGTGAATCGATCATGAAGACGGTGGAAGACAGTATCATGAAGGAGTGGCAGAAACTTACTATCAGTCAATCCCTTGTATCGAATAAATGGTTTGAGACCATCATATTGAGATGCTGATGTGGTAGATCCGTAAAGAGATGTAGTCTCAAACAGAGCAATGTCTTTCTCAAACACTTCGTTGAGAGTCTCTCTGGCAAAGTGAGAAACACAAATCAAGGCCAGAAGTTTGCCACCAAGATAGTTGTATCCAAACGGTTGAGATGGGACAATCGCAAATCCCATGGCAGCATGACGATTGAATATGCTGAGGTCAGGTGCTTTGCCCAACCAGTTGTTTCTGGGTTTAGAATTGATTACAGGAGACCCAAAGCGAATGAATCCAACATTCTT